ATACCAACAGCATTACCAGCGGTAATTCTCATCACTTCAGCCGAACTGGAATTAAATGTAATGTGCCCCGTTGTCGCTATTGAATTTTGAATATAAAGAATATCTGCAAGAGTCGCATGCGTGGCGCTAATCATTTGGATTAGGCCAGATCCAGAAGATATTTGGAGGGATAAACGTGATCTAACCGAAGTCCCTGCCCCTGCATTATAAATTCTTAAACCAGTTATAGTATTTTGATCTTTTTGAATATCTAATGATACTGTGGGGGCACTAATCCCTATCCCTAGTCTGTTGGTAGTATCATCCCAAAATAAATTAGCATTATCTTCTGCAATATAAGTTGCTCCAGCAAATAAAATAGAGCCAGTAGTAAAACTACCTTTTCTGATTGCTCCAATTGTTCGGGGACCACTGTGATCAAATTTCCCAGACAATGGATTAAAAGAAAAACTCATTCTTCAGATCCCTTATTTAGAAACACTTCAACAAAACCTGCTCTAGCATCAAGAGCTTCTGAATTGGTATCGTAGGAAAGGGGGACTGTTTTCATTATAGTCCCTGCTGAAAGACTAGATGTCGCTGTTGTGAATCTAAATGTGTAAGTCAATATTTGTGAGCTAGTTCCGGAGATATCTGACTTGCAATAATTCCATTCAACATCAATTGGGCCTGCGGCTATTTCTGCCATCCTATAAGCAACATTTCTTTGAGAAGTTTGTCCGTTTGCCATTATCTAATCCTTGTTATTTTAATTTGGGCGTAAATTTCAGGAACCCCAAAATCACTCGTAGTCAATCCTAATCCAAACGTGACACGGCTGAGCGTGACACGATATTGGAGTTCAAAAGACATGGAGGACGTTATAGTTATTATCCCTGCGATTGGAGAATATACCTGACTCTCATCGGCATCATTTATAAATGATGTCGCCCCGATTATTGCGTCAGCAGAATTCGTTATATTCCTGATTTTAATTCTACAACTGTCAACGTCAAAGAAGGGAGCACTCCCTTCAATATCATAAGTCCCCGCAAGGAGAGTGAATACAAATGTAGCAGTATTCAATGATACACTCGCAGTATCTCCTTCAATCGTATTAAGTGGCCTTGCCACCCACGTTCCTGAGACGGCGTCCCCTCCTCCTGTATTCGCAGCTACTTGATGTTTCAAATAAGTGATTGGGAGGTATTTCATTTCTTCTCCAAAAGCATAATTACAGTATCTATTTTCCCACTAATCTCGCCTAGTTTTTGCTGGGCCGAAATTAAATTATCTTCCACAGTAATAACCCTGTTCTCTAAAGTGGTCCCTTCTGCCCTAGTATAGATAAAACCATGGACATAAGTAATCCCAATAATAGAAGCAACAACTGTCATTGCTGCCCAGAACTTAAATAGATTTATTTTCCCCTCACTCATCATTTCTTTTTAGAGGTCATTTCTCTTATTTGTTTTAAAAAAGTAATAATTGATGGGAGGTTTTTTATAATCTCCCATATTAATTTATAAGGCATTATTTACCTTTCCCGGCCTCGATAATTTCATAGACCTTTCCAACAATAGAGATTAATTCAGCTTGATCTAAATCTTTTAGTTCTTTTAACGCTTGGTCTTTATCTTTTGATTCAGAGACGACATCATAGATAGCTTTAACTGCTTCTCCTAGATATGGAAGATCAGCGAAACTAACTTTGCCATCTTTCCCAATTTTTGAAACGACTGAAGCAAGACCTTTTAGTGCATCTAAAATTTCGATTGATTCTTTAATACTTTCAGACATAAAACCTCCGTGTTATATTTTTGGGTTCCTATTAACTTGGGCGTGTAAATGGTATTCATTACCTTTTACTTTATGATACACCACTACCCTTTGTTTTCCATCAGAATTAGAAATAGCTCCTAAATAACCAACCCTTCTATTCATAAAATCAATAAATTCTTCGATATCTTCCTTGCCCCAATTCCTGACTGAAATATCAAATGCTCTACCTTCTCTGTGAGTGTCTGTTTGTCTTCCAATTGCTTCATCAAAAATAGAAGTTATTAGGCATGGTAAATTGCTTAAATTACAGAAATAAGAGGCATAGCCAAGAACAATGATTAGTGCTGGATTCATTTTTTGTAAATCCGTGAGTGCAACATTATTTTTGAACTCAAAATTTAATTTGTCCATCTTCTAGCATATTTTTCTATTAATTGCCTGCCTTCAATTGGTTCTGGAGCAATCATTATCCCTAGATTAAGTTTATTGATTTTTTCTTCTGGTTGCAACCGATCAAAATCGCACAATGATTTCAATTGATTGAAGTCAATAGAAACAGGGCCATCCTTGGTCTCATTTCTATTTTTTATTGTAAAATGCTTTTCAATAAAAGCGGCACCTAAAGCAGAGGCATATTTTGTGGGTAAATCCCAATCTTTATGAAGTGGGTCAGTATGGTCGGACCACCCTACAGGTGATTTCCTCCATTTGCTTTTTATGGCCATCATGCGGAGGAGGTTTGCCTCATAGGGAGAGTGTGGGTATTTACTTACGCAGTGCATAACACATTCAACCGGCTCTACTCTAGTTATTTCATTCACGTCCCACCCACCAGTAGACACAATAACATTAAAGCCAATCCCTTTTGCTAGTTTGATTAGTGCGGTATCTGTGGCCTGAGGAGAAGCTATTTTGACCCATCTGAAACCAATATTAGCGAGGATGGGGAGATATTCTTTTTTATTTATTGTTGTGATAGGAATTAAATCATATTTTTTGCATGTATCGAAAAATTCTATGTGCTCATTCCATGTGAGTTCTAGCTTTTTTAATCGTTGATAATCACTCTCGAATTCTTCTGATAAATCTCGAGCAAAAAAAGTTTGTATCTTTGCACCCCAAGCACCAGCTTCAGCGGAGAGCTTAACCATTTCTTTAACTGTTTCGAGATCCCCTCCATGATTTTGGCATAGCTCAGATATGATCAAAATAATCTCCTGATAAATTTATAAATAGATTTTATGATAAATATTATAAATTTAAAGAATGCTATAATCCCTGGTTCACGCACATTTTTGCCTTTCCTGTTTCCATCAAACAGATCATTTGATCGATGTAATAATAAAAAGTTTTAAACAGACTATAGTAAAGAACGATATAAGTTTTTAGCCTTTCGTGTTTAGTGGGTTGTAAATTTTCCAGTGAATTGCATTTATTCTCAACCTGGAATAGGTCTAACTGGCACATATCAACTATTAGATCATTAAAATCCTTATTTGTTAAATAGCTAGATTTGAACTTATCAATCTCTCTCACGGAATGGGTGAAAACTTCGACAAGAGATGATCTTAGATTATGAATATTCTTAAAAAATTCTTCTGGAGAATTATGTGCTTTCAGTTGTTGAATCATTTTTTCTTCCTCTCTTAAGGAATTGATCATTGAATCATCAACAAATAAAAATAATTTCTGAAGATCTTTTTTAGCATTTTTTAGAAGTTCAAGATTTAGATCTGATTGTTTCACTACTTTTTCAATATCTTTTTCATCATGTTTCTTTAGATTTGATCTAATAAAATTTATGACATCAAAATTAGTATCAAATAAAGGGATCAAACTATCCCAGTCAGAAATAGTTGTACCATTTATTAAAGCACCTTTAAGTGATGTATTATATACAGTGGGATTTGACACATAATCTTTCCCAGTTGTTTCTGCATATTTTTTCAAAGAACTCTCATATTCTCCCAAGCATCTATACCATACGGGGATAGTGGTCCCCATTCCCCCATCGTTGGTTTTAATATCAAACCATTTCCCCTGTTCTTTTGATTTGTTAATATCAAATTCAACTTCTGTCCCATCCATGTGAGACTTCCCATCCATCATTATAAGATCAATTCCTGAAAGGATAATTTTTTTACAACCAAGCATCCATGCTAATTCCAGGCAAGCATTAGCACTAGAGACACCACCATTAACCAATCCATGCTCTAGACCTGTTTGGATACAAACACCATTAGTTCTAAAAAGCATAAAAGAATCTTTAAAAAGGTCAAAGAACTCTGGTGGGGTCCATGGGTAAGCAGCATAAAAGATATTTTCTGTGTCTTTGGGTTCAACACCTTCAAATATATGTGATAATTTCCTCTCGCATCTCACTACTATGTGAGGTCTTATCCCTTCTTTTAATAATCTTTTAAGAGCAGCATCACAGGCAATAACAATAGCTTTATTAGTAAGATCATGCTGTTTACACTGGATAATAAAATCTTCCATCGATGGGCCAGCACCCAAAACAATTGCAGGGACATCCTTTGTCTGATTAAGTAAATTTTTTAAATTTTCAAATTCATTCCCATTATATGCTTTATCTATCTCTTCTCTATTAAGGGATGGAAAATTTTTAAACTTGCCCCATAAATTATTAACCTTGTAACAATTCATTAAATTAAATTTATTCCTAATAGTTTGTTCCCATCTATTGAAACCATCACTAGAACAACCCATAGAAAGAAATAATTGTTTAGAGGCGTCAATAACATCTTGGATCAACCCTGACCTTTCTTGTATCTTTGATTCAATGGCATCCCCATAAACAAATGGATCGGCAATAATTTCAGGTACTAATGCGGTAGATGCTCTTGCCCCTACTTCTGGAGATGAATAAGCAAATAATTTGTAAATCTCTGCTCTTAATTCTGGCCCTTTTTGTCCGAGGATAAAATCAAATCTTTTATCTTTAAAATATTTCCCAACAAAATGTCGTTTTAGTGTTTGTTTGAAAATTGGGATACTTGGTTCAATAACAATAACATGCAATATTTTTTTATCTAACTTTAGGACCTCTTCTATAACCTTAATAGTGGAAAACCCCAAGATGACACAACAGACGGGGTTTTTTATCCCCTTTATAATAACTGTTTCTTCTACTGGGACAGGTTCCTCTGGATATTGGTTGAGTAACTGCTCCATCCCATCGTCCATATGGAATAAATTTGCCTGATAAATGCCAGGGCACTCAGGCAAGATGGTGTAGTTTGAAGTCTTTGTCGATTTTTCTTGATTCAATTTTTCTGTGTTTTTCAAATCTTGATTCTCCTATATGATCGTGTGCATTTTCTATTAGTGCTGGATAAACTAAAGACCCTTTTTTTGTAAAATTAATATCTTTTAAATGGTTTACAATATATTGAGCAGCTTTCCCTTTTCCATATAGATAAGATCTCTCATATTTTTTAGCAATGAACTGATACTCCATCGCCTTAATAATATCTAATTTATTAATATTGTGGATATCAATAACATTCCATGAACGTTCTCTTAAGTTTTGTCTTAATCCAAGATTAATTGAAGGGACTCCCAAGTAAGAGCATTCTCTTATACCCACACTTGAATTCCCAATTACTAACCTTGCCTTCGCTAATCTTGTAAGGAAATTTTTAGGAGATTCATTTATTGCTTTTACAAATAATTCTTCATAATTACTTTTATATTCATCTAAAAGTCTGATTATTTCTTCTCTACCAGGATCAGGGTTTGGCCAGTACCAATAACATTTCACTTTGTTCTGAAGACAAAAATCCATAACTGCTTCAAGGACTATTTTTGTTTGTTCATACTGCTCTTGAATTCTCTCTGTATCGGGATGGAAAATACATAAAAGATATTTCTCTTGGGTAACATTTGATGTTTTGATTGTACTTCTTTTTATTCTCCATTCTCTAATTAAATCAAGACTAGGGCATCCAGTATTGAATACTCTTCCCCCATTTTCTCCCATCTTCTTCACATATTTTTTACTACAATCAGTTGAAACAAAATGATAATCAGAAAGCTTGGTGACAGCATGTCTTACTTTTTCATCAATATTCCCAGTGACCTCACCACCTTGTAGGTGAATTATTGGGACATTCATATATGCACATGCCATCGCAGTAGGGAGAGTTTCGAATCTGTCTGCCACAACAATGACAGCATCAAAATATCTCTTAGATAAAAACTCCCCAACATTATGAGTTATCATGGCAGCGATTTTAACCGAACCGAGTTCTGTATTTTCTTGCTTGTCTAATAATAATGAAACGATTTCTAATTGACGAAAATCTTCTCTGATGTATTCTTCTGCTTTCCCAAATTTTTCTTCAAGCAATGATGAAGATAAAACCAAAGTTAATTCCATATTAGGGTGCTCAGAAATTTCTTTAATTAAAGAGTAACAACGAGAATAAGTAGCTCTGTTAAATATAAAAAGACAAAACTTTTTATCTTTATTGTAAATGTCGTTAATTGTTTTTGTTTTTTCTATCAAACTCAACCACCTTGGCAAATTCATAATCAATGGGTTTATCAATATTGATTGATGACCAATCATCCATTACATAGGCCTTACATGGCCATATATAGAAAGATTCATATTTAAGAAACTCTCCACACTTAAAAACATAAAAAACTCCATTTCTTAAATAGGCAGAAGGGAGATCTTGTTTATTTTTGAAATTAGTTCTTTTAAGAGGTCTCAAATTACCTTTTGAACCAATATGATAAATCCTTTGGTGATCCCCATAAGTATTGCGAACAGAAATTAAACTTTTAATATTATTTTCATATAATAACTGGTTTATTTCTTGAAAGTTTTTTATAGATCTGAATGGAGATGTTGGTTGGATTAACCACACCCAACTATCTTTATCTATAGCTGTTTCATTTATAACATCAGTGACAACATCCTTCATTAGAGCAGTATCAGAAGCTAAATTTTTCTTTCTTTTTAAATAAGTTATTTTACTCGTATTCTCTTGGTCTAAAAGACATTGGATATCAGTTGAAATAATTATTTTATCAAAAACTCCACTGTCTTTACAGATTCTAATAGCTCTTTCTGTTATATTTTCTCTGTTATTTATTTTAATAAGATTTTTGTTAATGATAGATTTACTTCCTGCTCTTGCAGGGATTATTGCTATATTCAAACGCTCCCCCCAACCAAAACTATTTTATACCCCTCCATCGATTGAAGTATTTCTTTTTCTAGATATTCTGGAGATGGCCAAAAGGTTGATTCTCCTAAAACTTCTTTAGTGATTGTTTTATCATAGGGATTAAATCCATTTTGCCATCTTTTTATAGGCATTAATTCTGGTTCTATTGACCAGTTATTATTAACAAAAAAACCATTATTTTCTAATATTTTACTTAGTCTTGCATAATTAAAATACCATAAGTGTTGAGGGCAATAGGTGAAGCTTTCACTCTTTAAATGCTTTACTAACTTTGAATAAACATTAGGGACACAAACAATTATAAAACCATTTTTTTTAATTAAATCTTTACATTGTTTCAACAACTGATTAGGGTTTGGATGGTGTTCTAAAACCCCCCAAATAGTTACGCAATCCCATTCCTGTTTATTGCTCTTAATAAAAGAATCAATATCGCTAGATATTGCGTTTACCGTTCTATTTTTACATGCACTAATGGCCACATGAGATTCATCGATACCTAGCGTTTCCACTTCGTTGTTAACAAGAGATAAAAAGAGGCCATTCCCACACCCGATATCAAGCGTCGATAACTTGTTCTCTATAATAAAATCTGCTGCTTTTTGAAATTTTTCTTTCTGCCTTTGTATTTCATGACCAGTTTCTTTTATCTTTGACCATAAAGAGAGAGCGATTGATTTCTCATAGAATTCTGAAAGTCTTTCTGGTTTTGCTTGTCTTTCATTATAGACCATTCCGCAGGAACAACGCATAACTCTCATGGTCTCTTTTTTGAACATTTCTCTAGAATTTGTGTTATTTTTACAAAAAGGACACTGAGCAGTAATGAAATCTTCAGGGGGAAGATTATTGAAAAATTTATTTACATATTCGGAAAACTGTTGGTATTTGTCCAAACAAAATCCTTTTTGATCGAATAATTTAATAATATATAAAAATAAAATGAGGCAAGTCAAATGATATTAAATATAGCGAAAAAAACTCAAGGAGATAACGAATTTTATTCAAGATGGGAGGTTATTGGTCAAGTATTTAAGCATATCCCCCAGTTATCACAGTTAGCAAAAATCAAAATTCTTGTTGTCGATTTTAGAAGATCCATCACTGATGATTTCCTAATGCTATTCCCTAATCTTGAAGTAATTGCTTCAGCAACAACAGGACATACTCATCTCAAATTTAATAATGATAAAATAAAATTAATAACACTAAAAGGTGAACGTGATTTTCTTGATGGCATCACTTCAGCAGCAGAACATACCATCCATTTAATGTTTAAATTATTTAAAGAAGTCTCAAATCCTCCGATCAAATTGTCAAAAAAATCAATCGGTCTAATTGGCGGTTATGGGAGAGTAGCCACTCAAGTTTCAAGAATCTGCAAGTCACTAGATATGGATGTAAAAATATTTGATGTCGAACATAACAAATATTTTATGAATAGTATCATTAGGGATGTTGATGTTTTATCAATACACCTAGAAGAAAATAAAGATACAATCGGCCTCATCACTAGAGAGCATATTTATTCAATGAAAAAAACTGCCTTCATCATCAATACTGCCAGGCCTAGTCTTATTGATGAAAATGCACTTGAGCTAGCATTAGAAAATAATGTTATTGCTGGTGCAGCCATAGATTCGGATGATTCGATTCTTTATGGACGGAATATTAGAAATTTAATATTAACTAATCATGTTGGGGGACAGTCATTTGAAGATAGAATATCAACAGATCAATTTATTTGCGATAAAGTTAAGGATTGCTTCCAATCACTTCCCAGAAAACTTTAACTGAAGCAGTGGTCACACTACTAAATAACGCTGTCCCAGAGATTGTTCTACATTCAATAGTCACTGCTGTTTGGGTAATATCGGTTACATGAGCAGACACTTGCGTTGAAAGTGCATGAGCTTTTACAAAAATAATTTTATTTTGTTTCTCTTTTAATGAAAATGTTTTGGTAATAGTAGCACTACCAGTAGCAGAATAAGTGTTTTCTCCATGTTCCATTGATTGATAAAGGAATGGGACATGCGCAGTGCTAGATTGTTGGTAAGAATGGATACTCTCTACTTTTACCTGGAATGATCTTTCAAAATTTTTATTAACAGAAGGGACTGTGCTTGCGTCTAAGGACTTTAGTTGGGATGGGACTTTAAGTGTCACTTTATTTTCTTTTTAAATTCTGGATCATTTAGAAATTGCTCAACTATAATAGTGAAATCTCTTGGCGATTTTGAAGCCGCTTCAAAAAGTGGCTGTGAATATTTACCCAATGATTCAGGCGTTCTCGCTAACAGCCCTGCTGCTTTGTTCGCAGCGACCGCAGTTACTGGCCCTGCATACTTGGAAAGTTTATTCACGGCATAGGCGGTTGCAATTCCAGCGAATGGGTCTTTTGAAGAAGCCCCAACCGCAGCACCAACAATAGTTTCTTTTAAACCAAACCCTTTGGAGGCATTTTCTCTCGCAACCCCATTAATCGCAAGTTTATTGACAATAGAAAGGTTACTAAACGATCTATTGAGGGATATTAACTCTTTGGCATTGCTAGTTTTAGAAATATTATCTACCACTGATATTCTTTTTAATGCAGCCTCTTGAACTTTAAACATTGATTTAGTGAGTATTTTTTCAACCCCAGGCATTTCAGCTATTGTCTTATCAAAATTAATAATGTCACCAAGACTTTTTCTATAATCATTAATATCAATAAGCCTTGCATCATCCCCAAGGGAGGCCAGGGGTTTCAACGCATCCTCAAGTCTTTTTTGAACAGAGGCACCATTGGCCATAGTCCTTATGCTCCCAATCGATTCTTCAAAGATATCATTAGCAAGTTTTCTGGCATTTATTTTAGTAGAAGAAAGTAGGGCCTTTTCTTTCGGGAGTAAATTTTCTTCATTTAAATTAAGTAAAAAATCATTAGTGTCTTCATATATTTTACCAATTTTACTACCCATGGCATTTTTGGCCAAAGCTGTTTTTCTGGCAATATCATCAATGTTATCTCCAGCAGATACAATCCCATGATCTAATAACGTTTTCCCAATATCATTAACCTTCCCCTTAGCAAATTGCTTTTTTAAATCACCAACAATGGCCCCAGATGATTTTAATGCCTCAACCTGTGCCAAATTCTTCAATCTTTTAGGAATATTAGTAAACCCCCTAAATGTTGCCCCAACAACTTCTCCTGCCCCCTGGAGAGGGACTGAAAGTAAAGCTCCTTTGGCCCCACCTTCTAATCTTTCCCTTATCTGAACTGGGTCTACAATCCCCTCAGTATCCCCTGGATTTTGCAGAAAACTAATAACCCCACCAGTTTTTAGTGCAGTCCCAAGCCTTTGTGATAATGTCGTGGCTTTTTGTGCTATCCCTGCGGCCCCAACTGCTTTACTAACAAGAGGAGCACTGGCCACTGCTCCAGCTATAGATCCCTGTAAAAATCCTTTCGGTTCTTTACTTTCTAATTCTTGAATTCTTCTGATATTTTCATCTCTAATTTGGACATAAGTCTGCTCTTCTGGGATATTAAAACCCATTGCCCTTAATTTTTGATCGACAGTATCAGTGGGGCTAAACCCAAGTTTAGATGCTATTTTTTCAGCACCTGCTTGCAATTGTGGGAGATAACCTCCAGTTGCTATCTGACCAAACCCTGCAAGCCTCGCTTCTCCTGCTCTACTAGGGGCAGCTCCCTGGACGTTTGTTTGAGCTTGGGCTGGTGGTGCCGAACCCTTCATTTTTTGCTCTACCATTCTATCAAGTTCTTCATCTGGCAATGATTCAAGGCTGACTTCCGTTTGAGATTGCTTCATTTTATTTTCAACCATTCGATCAAGCTCAGCGTCTGATAATTTATCAAAATTAATGGCCATTATTTACCTTCTAGAAATTTAATTTTTTCTTCTCTGCTCATAGATTTGGCCCTACCTTTACCAGTCGAGGGAGTTTCTGGGAATATTTGCTTTTCTGGTAGCCCTCTTTCTTTTGTTGCCTCTCTGTGTGCTCTTGTTGCCTCTCTAAAACCCATAATTTGTGATTCAACTAATTTATTTGCATTATCAACAAAATCCTTCCTCTGTTCAGGCAATAATGACTCCCCTGTATTTAATTTTTGAATGGCCTGTTTAACAAAAGATGGGACGGGTACCCCTTTGTCCTCTGTTTCACTCAGCCATGATCTCGCCTTGGCGGCAGTCGCAAATTCACTCTCCCTTACCACTGATCCTGGATCTAACATTTTCATATAAGAAAAAATAACTGAAAGATCCCCTGCTGGGGATTTAGATGCTGCTGATTGAACTAATTTTTTATAGGATGTACTAACTTCATTTAAATCTTTTGTGACTTTCAAGCTAGAAACTTCTTTCCTTAATTCGTTAATCTCTTTAACATTTTCTTTTGTTTTATCAAGAATATCTTTTTGTTTTTTTAATTCTAATTCTTCTTTTTTTAATCCAAGTTCAGCTTCTTTAATGCCAAATTCTTTTTCTTTTCTTTTTGATTCTTCTCCTGATTGTTTTACAAATCTTGCTTCTCTTTCTTTTTCAAATCCTAAGCGTTGTTCTGCCAAAGCAGTCCGAGCAGCTTCCCCTTTTGCCCTTCTTTCTTCTGCGGCCAAAGAAAGCCCTAATTTCTCCTCTTCAAAATCTTTATCTTTCCTATCTTTAATTCCTTGCTGCATTCCTCTGGCAAAACCACCAAGGATTGCTGCTATCGCTGTTTCACTACCTTTTGCCATATAAAACTCCGTTAAGACTGTCTCTCATCAAATGAATATTGTGGAGACACTGAAGTCTCAACTTTTTTAGCATTAATACCTTTTGATCTACCACTGCCAACCGCATAACCAACACCTTGTGCTACTCCAGCAAGCGCAGAGAATAATTGTAACTTTCTTTCTTGATCTACTTTTGCTTGAGATATTTGTCTATCAAACTCAATCCCTTGTTTTAATAATGCTATTTGAAAATTTCTATTCTTTTGTAATTGTTTTGCTCTTTCTTTTTGAGATTCTCCCTCATTGACAAATTCTGATCTTTCCATCAAATCTTCTAGATACATATTCAAAGCTTTAGAAGTATCTTGCAATTCTTTTTGCCCTATTAATTGCCCCCTAACTCTCACAGCTTTAGGTTCTATCCCGTCTTTTAATGGAACAATCCCAAGATTTTTAGCAGTGTCTTGTGATTCTTGAACGATTCTTTGATAATCAGATTCCAATCCTTGTTTATATTTTAAATTTTCACTCCCAACAACCTCTCTTGCTGGAGGAGCCCCAATCTGCTCAGGCAATGGAGCTTTTTCATTTTTCCTTATTGCAATAACATCATCTGCAGAAATCCCTTCTGGGTTATCTAAATTAAAATCAGTTATGGCCATAATAAACTCCTATGCAAATGCTAAATAAGCACCAAGTTGAGCGATTCCCCCAACTCCCTGAAGAATTGCCCCTCTTCTTTGTGTATCTAATTCTAATTGTGCTAATTCAGATTCAAAACTTTGGCGAATTCTTGTTGAGTCAAGTGCTAATAATTCATTCTCTATATCTTGTAACCTTCCAAATTCTATCTGTGCTTGAAGTCTTTCTCTTCTTTCTCCAATTTGTTGTTCAACTCTTCTTTGGGCCTCTCTTGCTTGTTCTGTCCCTGTAGCAGCTTGCGCTCGTGCAATCCCTGTTTGTTGTTGCTCTCCTAGCCTTTGTTTTTCAAATTGGCTTTGAGCAAAACTAGATCTTAATATCCCTCTCTGCGAGGCCGCTTCTCCAACATCTTGTCTCTGTTCTTGCCCAGCAATCCCAATCTCTTGCATTCTTCTTTGTAATTCATTTTCTAATGCTTGTTCCCTGGCCATGCGTTGAGTTTCAACTTGCCTTCTTAAATCTTCTTCTTTACCAATATTCCCTTCCAATCTTTTTTGAATGGCCTCTACTCTTCTCTTTTCATCTTCTTGTAACCCAGACAAATCAACTGGGGGTGCTCCAGGTGCTTCAGTTTTCCCACCTAATGCCATGCCTAAAGCTTGTTCAACTTGTGGTTTAATCCCAAAAGTAAGAGCGGCACCAAAAGGATCATCTTTTGCTCTTTTCAGCGTCCCACCAACAAATTCTTGACCAGTCTCTAAAACATCCCCAACTGATTTTACTGCCCCTTCAAAAACATTCCCAATATCATCAAATAATCCCATTATCTTTTTCCTATTGCTTTGAATTCAACATCAAAGCCATTAATTCTCCAAGGTTGATCAGCATATTGATTTGAAAATCTAAATGCTATATGTCTCCCTATTATACTTTGGTTATTGATAGATGTTAATTTGGTTTTTGGGGAGATAACATCTTCTCTTCCCCAAGAGGCCTCCCCCCATTTTGATAAACCCCAAATCATGGCACTTTCAAGTAGGGAAATATTTTTAAGCCCTGCTCTACCTATTTTATGGAAATCAATAAAATAATGGAGTTTTAAGTTAAAGTTTCCTTCTTCTCTTAGTCTTGTATTTATGCTTTTAAATAATTTAGAAATATCTGCACCCCCAAAATCATAATCCTTCGATCTCCAATAAGAATTAATACCGCCAACAGTATATTTTGAAGCAGAGTTGGGAATAATAGAAAAATCAGATTCTAAGGTTAAAACAGAAGATGTATTTGTCGTTATATATCTTTCTTGTCCTTCCCCTGCCCCTGATACAATTTTTAACAAAAACCCAGATAATCCGTTATTGGCAGTTGAAAAAGTAGCTGAGCTTGCAGTTAAAGTATTTGCTGTGGCCGCTGCTGCGGTGTCATTGTAACCACTGGCGAGGCCTTCAGAATTTCCTCTATCGTCTTCATAAAGATACCCTCTGTAATCTCCAAATATTATTTTCGTTTTATCATTTGAATCGAAAAAACTAGATAAAAAACTTACCTCTCTCCCTTCTATGGGTGGTTGCCAAATAAGTGTTCTGAAATCATAGATAAGACCAATATTATTTCTATTTGATCCAGACTTAGGTATATAAAGTTTATATTGATTTAGTTCAACATCATAAATTGCCTTAGAAAATTTTAGAACAGATAAATTAGTATCGTCCAATAAGAAATCATCAACAACCTTAGATGAAAGAGAAGTTATATTGTTACCATCAAAGGTCATCACCCCTCTTTCACTTAAAAAGATATGGATACCCCCGACATCTGCTAAACTAAACGGTGCCAATAATCCTGTGTTCTCAACTATTCTTTGTAGATCATTGACGTCTCCAAGACCTGGAGTAAATTTCCATATTGATTTTTCAGTATAATAAATAATGTCATCATTCAAAGTCTTTTGACCTTGAATAGCACCATCTTTTGAAGAACCACCGATATAAAAAAATTGTGTGAATCTATGAGGATTTGGGACACCATCAGTACCAAATTCACTTCTAAAAACTTTTACAGCAGCATCCACTTCCGCTGTGTCAGTAATATTAGCAGCATAAATTCTATTCCTGTGCTGTAATAAATATTTTGCGATTGGAACAGATGTCGCAGAAGTAAAAGAAGATAGATTTATTGTTGTTGCACTACCATTCCATACCTGAATGGGATCTACCCCATTAGACATTACAACAATGTCATCTGAAGCTGACCTTGGGTCTTGAATTTGAACGTAATTCCAAAAAGAATTAGAGGCACCAGATAAACCTGTTCTTATGGCCGAAGCAGTAGCAGAAGAATAATTAAACAGAGAATCACCAGCAGCGACGACGTGAAAAGTTTGAGAAGACCCTAGTTTTGCAAAATGATAATGGCCTGTGACTACAGCACCAGCTGTAACTCCAGTGCTTGCCAGTCTTGTGTTAAGAAGTCTTAATGAACCTTTTCTTTTTTCTATATCAGAATTTGGATTATAAACAACATTTCTAGAATTGTTGGTTTCGGTATCGTTTAAGTCAGAGAAGTCAGGAGTGCTTTTAAACCCACCTTTGAATTTATTAATTGTAACTGCTGGAGGTAAAAAAAGTGCCATCGATTAAACCTCATATATAACTAGAATAACCAAAAACTGGAACAACAGCATGAAAATAATATCTAATACTAGTAAGAGAGAGAGGCTGTACCCCTGCCCCAACATAGGATGGTGTAATAGCACCATGATATTCTATCATGACACCACTATGGCCAACAACAACGACTCTCCCATTCGCTACTAAATCAGTAGCAGAATTATTTAAAATATATGCCTCACCAACAGTGTTATTCACCCCCACCGTCAACTTTGATTGATCGGCAAAAATACCATTGGGAAATCCAAAAATATAATTCCCACTACCAGCAGAACCAGCAAGCCCGCCATTACGAAATGAATAAAATATTTCCATAGAATCACCAATAAACCTATAAGAAGCGACATCCGCAATAGGAACAGACCCCTTAGATGGGTTTTGATTATTAGTACCGTCACCGCTAATAACCATATTAAAATTTTTCCAACCAGTATTTTTGGAGTTAATTTTTTTTATATAATTTAATACTTGTATCGACATAAACCCTCAGTAAATAGGGAAATTTGCCCTAATAGTAAAACCTACAGAAGCATTCGCTAATCCAAAAAGAGCTGCACCAGCAGAGACCACTGGGCCAGTCTGCGTAACATTCAAGACTAAACCATTGTTCGTCCTTAGTGTTACAAAACCATAATAAACATTCCCTGCAACCTCAGCGCTACAAGTCCCTACAACACTACCGTCTCCATAATCTGTTATTGAGCCAGAGATTATTACAAAATTCTGATTTGCAACAATCCCTCCAGGAGTGGAAAACAAATAGTCTCCAGTCCCACTAGCACCAGCACCAGATTGCTGATATTGATAAAATAGTTCAACACTGCCATTATAAATACGATAAGAACCTTTATCTATAGAAGTGGCACCTTTTGTTGGGTCAGCAATACTTCCAGTAATGCCACATTGGTAAGGTCTCCATTTCCCTGATTTAAAATTAAATTTATTTAAAAAATTAATATCTTTTAGAGACATTAAATATAACTCCTGAACTCTTTTATAGGGACTGTCACCGAAAAATCGATTCTTGCAGTTGTATCAAGATTAGCGTTAGTCTGTCCTACTAATGCTCCACTAACACCACCAGAAAATGTATGAAGAGATACACCACAAAAAACCCCAGTATGAATAAAGGCATGGCCAAGAGTAATGGTGCTACTAAAAACATGGTGTACAGTCCCGACATAAAATCTATTAATAGTCGGATCAATAAAAGAAGTATCTATATGCCAATTATTGGGAAATCTAAAAATATAAGTCCCAGTACCAGCAGCCCCAGCGACAGTAGTCCTTAATGTGTATGTGATATCAATTAAATTTCCTCTTTGTTTATAATAAGATTTTTCTGTAGTTGTCCCTTTTGTCGGAGCAGTCCCAGTACTATCAATCCTCATCTCAAAACTTTTCCAGTTTTGGTTTGATTCGCTATATTTTAATATTTGATTTGAAATCTTAAGAGACACTTTAAGTCTCCGTTGACCTATTTACATGGCCATAAATATGAATATTAGTGGTTGAAACATACATTTTAATAATTGTCGCTGTTGCAGCAGTATGCCCCTGGATAATGTTACCGTTAAATAATGGGTACATTACTGCCCTCCCAGGAACTTCATCAATCAAAGTATTAGAAGTAGGGCCAAATTCAGTAAAAACAGTGATTGAATTACTAGAAGTATGAGAGGCATAAACAAATAATTGATCCATAATATTTGTGCCACTTACGGTTGAATGGATATCGGTTGTTTGTGCTGTGACCGTCCCCGTTATCGCTATAGGTAACATGTCCGTTGAACCACTTAATTTCCTGATCACAACTGATAATGCCATTAGAATATCTCCTGGATTGCTACAATTGTTCCATAATCATTTTTTTCTACAGTGATAGAACCATTATTCATCGCTCTCGTAATAACTGAACTAGTCTCTAAATTTGCGGCACCAACACCGCTACCAATAATATTTGCAGAATTAATATTCCCATTCTGGAGAGTGTATAAATCATCAACAACTCTATTAACTGAACTTGCTTCAGCAACAGTCCCATCAGCTTCAGAGTAGGCCCGAGTAATTATTGCGATAAAACACCCCCGTTAATATTTTCTAAAACCACCAAAAACAATTCTTGCAGAGCCAGCCGTAGCAGTGCTCCCTGTCCTTGCTAAAAATCTTATCCATCTATATGAGTTATCAATTGCAGAAGTTAAAACTGAAGCAGTCGCAGCTAAAGCAGATGGAGTTGGGATAATTGATGAATTTGCAGCAATCCAATCTTGAGCAACATCGGCAGCAGAATCTGGCACTGTTGCATTAATAGAAATCTGTGCTTGCAATTCAGTAAATGCTATCGCTGTGTTGTTGTTTTTAAAAAGTATTGAAAATCTTTCAAATTTTCTTAAATCAATTGCAGTAGTCACAACTCTTATGCTCGTAGCAGTTATGGCCAGAATGGGATACTCATCAGTCACATAACTCATAAAACTCCTTTAATCAGTATCACCATATACTGACTTGACTCTTCTTGGTCTTTGTATTTGTCTATTTTCTGCATATTTAACTAATTTATTAACTCTTTTCTCATATTCAGCAGTAGCAAAAGTTGAATCTGCTTGCTGTTGATATTGTGCCATTTTTACTATTCCCCAAACAAGTGTCCCATGATGCTCAGGAGGGATTTCACTCGTCCCAGTAGAAGCAGAAACTCTTGCCATTTTTTTTACATAATGCAATTGTATTGCAGAAGCATCAGTAAAGGCAGGAGTAGTCGTTAAAACTATCTCTGTCCCTCTTAAATAATAACCGCCATTGTTAACAATTGATGATCCAAAATAATTATTTGCAACCCCATCTCTATTATTTATTGTAACAGGGAATATTTCTAAAGGGTTTCCACTTGCCCTAGTATCTTCAACTCTTCTAATTTTTATTGCAGCACTTGGAAGAATATAACCAGCACAACCATTAGTGATTGAAAGAAAAGATTGAGTTAAAAAATAATCTTCATAGGTTTGGATTATTTCGTTCTGAACCTCTTCTTGAATCATATTAAAATATTCAATAAATGCTGAATCTGCCCAAAATCCAGAAGAATTATCAGGGAAAACTCTAGTAGAATCCAATGGCTCTGAGAGCAAATGTCTGGCAGTATCAATGACTTCTATTAAGGTCATCTATGATAATTAGTCAAAGATGCGTTTAGTTTAGATCCCCTATAAGTCCTTTTTGCAGTCGTTGATTTTATAGTGGGTCTAGACCAATTCTCTTTGAATTCCTTTGCCTTGTTAAATGTTGGGTATTTCCCTTTAGCAGATCGATTAACTGATTTATGCTTAGTAAAATAGCGATTATGGACAGCGTGCCACATATCTTTTGCTCTATCTTTAAAATCACCCACTCGCTTATTGTATTGTGCAATTTTCCACTCTTTCCATCTACGATCATGCTTTAGAGCATTTTCTTTGGCAGATTTGTCTCTCCAGGAATCTGCTTCATACAACCACCATAAAATTCTTTCATCTAACCCAACAAATTCTTTTGGTTTTGATGTATCATAAATGGATTGAGTAATTGGCGTAATAAGAGTAGACCCTACTGCCATCTTACGCCAAAGTTCAAAATATTGTCCCTTATTATTCCAGCTAACATATAGAGCTTTATCGTAAGTTTGGATTTTATTAACAATATTCCTATCGGGGGTCATGCACATTATTCGTTCTCTCTATGCTTTAAAGGGGAATAAGTAAAATCCAAAATTGCCTGAGAAATATTTGTTGTCCCAGTCAGATTAAACCCAATCCCTATAATTGTACCCTGTGTCAACGAATTATTGGCACTTGGCGTAATTCTAAACCTAGAGTTAGCAGAAACAACATTTCCTGTCCCACTCAAATTAGCAAGGAGAGAAGTCGTCGCAGTTTGTTTAAAAACTGTAATCTCACCCAACACCGCAGTTGATGTATTAGTAAAAGCAGTGGTGCTGACAAGATCAATTCTCTCTAAAACACAAGCAACAGGAGCAATCCATACAGGAAATGCTAATGTCGTTGAAAAGTTCTGAAAACGCACAACGTCATGACGTTTCATTCCTTCTTTTCTGAAGTTTATATTTTTAATTCCAATCATTTTCTTCTCCTATTTTTAAAGAGTAGGAACAAATCCTTTTGTCCCTACTCTTCAGAGATCATTAAAGATCAATTTTAATGTCTCTAATCATTAATGTCTTCTTAGGATTATCATTAAGAGCTAAATTTTTGTATGCTCTAATAAATGCCTCAAAAGCATCCTGGTTAGAAACTCTAGAAAGAATTGCTCCATCAGCATCAGCAAATTTGAAATCAGAAAGAGTAAACATTTTTATTGCATCTCTTCTTCCAACAAACAAACTGTTATAAGGAGCTTGACGATCTTTAACCAATGGAACCCCATTATAAGTTAAAGAACTCATCCCAGCATTGAACTCTGGAGAGTTGTAACGTCGATCTGCTGCAACGCTTTCTAAAAATGCTCTGATTGTATCATGATGGCCCCAAATGACATCAGGCTCAACACCAGATTGAGCAGAAATTGTGTCAAACGCAGTTTGCATTAAGTTCCCATCAACAATTCTTTCAACACCACTGTTCCCTAAAATATTAGCGTTCCATGCGGAAACAGAAGCTCTGTTGATATTCTGAACAGAAGATCCAAAAAATGCATTTGAACCCCACATATTGGCCTGAGTATAAACATCGACCAATGCCTGAAGTCCCAACATCTCAATTGAACTACCACCAGCACCTCTGTTGAAAACAAAAGTTTCACACTGAGAAACTGAGACAGTTGAATCAGAAATTGTAATTGTATCAGTAGTTGTTGCAGGGTTTGTTGAGAGAGCAACACTTACAACTGTTTGACTGGAAGCTAGTGCAGTAGGAGAAGCTACAGTCCCGAAATCGAGCAATTGAGATTGGTAGACGTAACGTGCTCCAGGTTGACCCGGCTCAGCATATCTATTATACACTGCAATAGAGGTACTAGATGCGCCAGCAGTTCCCACTTGAGCAATACGGCCATCTCCTGTTCCCCATGTTTGACGTCCAAGGTCATTGATAAGATCTGAAGTTACACCTTTCATCTCTGTTTCCATCGCCATTGCAAAAGCATTTTTACCTGCTTCAATTACTGGCCCAGAAACTTGAATTCTTCCATACTGATAAGTAGCAGTTACCCTTGCTTCTTGATAAGCTTGGTTCCCAGCAGTTGGGAGTGTCCCCCCTTCAGCTCTGGCCCCTACCCCAGGGTTTCTTGCTGTATGAACAGGAAAACGAACATGACGGCCTGCCCACATACGGTCAGATTCATCAAACATCTTAAATGCCATAACTTCGTTGTTAATAGTTTCACGGATGGCACCCTCGTAAAACTCTTTTAAAGCTTGATCATAGTTTGTTAAATTTTGAACCATAAAATCTCCTCAAATTAAAAAGTTGTTTCAAAAAACTTTCGCATTCCTTTCGCAGCATCTCTGAGGTTTTTAGGTCTTTCAGCATCCGTTAACTTAATCCCAATACTGTTTCCAGTTGGGATAGTCGCACCTGCTCTCTTCTTTTTCTCTTCTACCATCGCTCGAATTTTTCTTTCAACTCTCGCAATGTTTTCATTATGAGATTTTTCCATCAAGTCAGAAATATTAGACCTTGGATTGGCCTGTTTCCAACCTAATACAGCAAGTGTGTCAGCTTCAGGATATTTCCCCTCCAATCCTTTGATTTCAGAATTAACACTGTAGGAAGCTTGATCTTTTTTAATGCTAGTTAATTCACTACTTAAAGATTCAATTTGTTTTTGCAACTTTGTTGTTGCATCTTCCTCAAATTCAATTCCGTAATCATCCTTCTTGGTATTTAGTGCAGCTAATTTGGCCTCATACTGTAATGTCATTTGACCTAAATGAGACTGAAATTCCTTTTTCATGTCATCAAATTCATCTCGTTGCATTTTCAGTTTTTCGTTCACCTCTTTAAACCTAGAGTAAGGGACTGTTTTTGCATTTTCGAGAGTCTTTAGATCATCTTCAGAAAACTCTGATTCAGTTTTTACAACTGCTTCTGTTGTTGGAGTTGATGAATTTCCATTTGCATCATTTGGGTTTTCTGTTGGAGCTTGGCCTGCTGGCATAAATATCCTTTGTTAAAGTTAACGTGTATTTTTACGTCGTTTCTCACGAGACGATAGTAAGGATTGTTTGTTTGCTTTTGATTATAGAATGAAATCTATAAAAGATATGTATGACTTATTATTTAGCAAAACATTATAAAAATCAAGCACCCTGTGGGCCTACATTACCCATCGCCCCTTCTGGGACTGTTGGGCCTTCTGGTCTTCCTACTGCATTCTGATTTTGTTGTTCAGTAGCCCTCCCTTTGTTGGGTAGAGATTGTACCAAAAATTGCATATGGGCCTGCAATACTGCTAATGCCAATTGCTTCCGATCTTCTTCTAGTCGTAAAAACTCAGGGGTTTTAATCCAATCGCTCATGACTCTAAAATATGCCATATGATCTTGATACGGGAGAATTTGTGGTTCTTTCCCTTTTTTGATTTCTGTTATGTCCATCCATACTTGGTCATCAGCATTTTCAATTTTTTCAATGATCTCATCAAAATTCCCAAATCTAAAGGCATTAAGGAATGTAGTTGGGTCAGAAATAATTCTTCTATCCCATAGATCTAGTAATCTTTGCTGTTTCCCACCTTTAAATTCAGGGAACATTGATTCAACTTCAATATGGACGTCAGTATGGTGCCTAAAATCAGCATTACTCATCCATTCTGAGCCCACTTTCCCATTATCCCCCAGGATTTGGATCTTTCTTTTTTCATTGTATTCTTGATCCATAAGCAAAAGTTGTTGGTTGGCGACAACTCTCATTGCACTGGCAAGTTTTCTAATCATGGGGTTTAAAATTTCATCAGATTGTTCTGCTATAATTTGTAAAGCGACACCAGCGGTTACGTTTGGAGGAGGAGCAACGCTCGCTTCTCTTTGTCCTGCTACATCCCTGAAATCAGAAATTAATTCTTGCGCCATTTGCACAGCATAATTAGGGAGAGCAGCGAGTTGCGCTTGATGGGGTTCAGTCACTGCGGAATTATATTCTACAACTTCTGATTCTTCATCGTTTAAGGCATCTTCTTGTAGCTGTGCCCCTTTTGGGACCATCCACTTTCCGTTTGCCATAAGGTAGATATTTTTAAGCTTTTTCTGTCTTAATCTATTGTAAGCTCGCTGAATAGAAGTGAGTCTTTCAATCGTGCTCTGACCCCAAAAATGAAATCCATCAGATCTTTCAGAAAATTTAGCATAAGGATAAATATTATCACCGTAATCATTGGGAAATTCTCCTAGATAAGCAACTTGGTCTCCTGCAACAACACAAACAACCCCATTCTCATATTGAGAATTTGGTCTCATCCAAAAAATTTTGACCAAAACTTCAGAATTAATTGAATCACGAACGCTGTTAGCGGCACTCCCAAGATGAGCAGATATAGGACTAGAAAGCCTACTGATGATTTTTTCATACTCTGTCCTTTCATCCCCACATGCTTTATCTATTTTATCTTTCAAATGGGGATACATTAATTCTATTTCTGATACACTTTTAAACGATCTCTCAATTAACCATGGTTGGTCTTTAATTTCTGTAATATTGTCGTCACCATTTATAATAGAAAAAGATGATAATGGGGTTGATTCTACTTCTCCTAAAAATATTTTCTCAGTTTCAATCCCCTCACTATTTGTGAAAATTTCTCCACTCTCAGACTTGGGGACAGTGATAAAATCTCCTGCTAATGGGTTCCATATGGTTCTAATGAAAGAAGATCCAGTAATAAGCCCCAAAACAATATATTTGTCATAGGTATTTTCGAGATCAATTTTTCTCCACAAATAAACCAATGATTTATCTGCTGATTTGGCTGCGTTTTTATCAATTTCATCGTTCCCATTTGGAATAACTCGTGGAGCAGGTCTATTTTTGGTTAATTTGGCATGACGAGATTCGATGAAAGAGCCAATTCTATTAATCGTGAGGGGTCTGGTCCCATCACTAGGGATAGTTATTTGATTGGTACGATAATTAAATAAAAGATTCTGGTAACCAAGGTAATAAGACAGGTTGACTGTCCACTGAAATTCGTATTTAAGCCTTCTTTGGATGCCATCGTCATGGAGGCGATTAACATACATCCCCCATTCTTCTTTGGTTTTAGGAAGATCCCCCTGGCGTATTTTTTTAGGGACTTTAACTTGTTTCTTTTTGTCTAACACTATTCATCCTTGAATAATTGTTATTATAATGGAAATTCTTCTTTTATGGAAGGAAGCTTGCTTTTAAGTGACTTATTCTCAAGCTCAGCGAGAGCATATTCCTGATAATTCCTGGACATTAATCTATTAATTAAGTCCTTAGTTAAAATATAATTCTTAATTTCAATAAAAACAATAAGACACAGCAAAAAAATAATAACAATAAGTGTTTCCATTAAATATCTCCATAAACACGTTTAATTTTTCTTTTTTTATCATAATTTTTTAAATCTTTCCAAACCCTCATTTCATTTTGAGTCAATCCCTTGTCATAAACAACTTGTAGTGAACTATCTGGCCTCATGTCACTAGGGAAAACGATATCTACTTGGCTTTTAAGGGCATCTAATAAATCATCATGCTGGAGATTGGGATGAGTTGTAATCTGATGGTATAACTCAGTGTGCTCTTTCTTGATAAAAATCCTGCCTTCATGGAAAATTGGCTGTAAAGATCTAATCCTTGTACCTTTTGATATCCGAGTATTAGTCGTTACTTCTTTCAATGGGAAATAAAAGTCTCTTTTTTCCATTTCCTCAAAGAGTGAATGCTTCAAAAATTTTTCTAGAGCAAATTTTTCCATCGCAACACACATCATGGGTGAATATTTATTAACAAGATCAAAAATGAGTACAATAAGTTCTGAAGGCTCACATCTTTTTTGTATGGCCTCACAGATATACCATTTCCCATCATAGTCAACTCCATTAACTATGATTCCTGAAAAATCTGCACGGGATTTCATTGATATTGCAGGATCTAATGTCAAAAAATAGATAAGTCCTTTTGGTATTTCTTCAAAAAATTTGACTTCGAGGGCCTTAAAGGTGCACATATCCGACGAAACTGCTCTGTTGAGGTATTGGCAGTTGAAAATATATTCGCCCTGCGTCTTACGCATCTGCTCTAAAAAATCTTTGGTTAAAACTTCTGGCATTAAAAGTTTTCCACTATCATCTTGTGCTTGTCTTACAAACGAATCAACGTTGTCAAATTCTGGGCCATCAGGGTCTAATAACCATGAATAGAGTTCATAAAATCCCCAACGAGTCCCAATAACTATGATTTCTCCATCAGGCTCTAAAATAGAAAGAAGAAGCTTGTAGTATTCAATTGTTTTTTCAACTTGCTCAGGAGAGTTGATGTTGTTCCGACTTACTACGTCATCTAAAATAATGTAATCAAAATGTAGTCCTACTATAGTACCTTTCTCTAAAGAAGATGCCATAATCGTAGGCTCTTTTTTAACTTGGTTTCTAGTAGAGACGATGAATTCACCTTCTTTCCATGTATTGTTCTTGTTTACCCAATCTCCAAAAATAGTCCTAAATTTTACATTCTCCTCAAAATGGGTTTTTATCTCTTTGGCAAAACGAATGGCATTTCTTTGAGTTTCAGAAGCAATAAGGACCCTTAGATTGGGATTTTTGGTTATCTTATGGAGGGTTTTCCCTACTGTCACTACGGACGATTTGTATGAACCTCTAGGCATTAAGATTAGTTTGGTTCTCTTTTTTGACTTTTCTATGAAATTTAAAAGATCCCGATGAGGGTTGGGATGTAATTTATTATAATTTAAAACATTTTTAATAAAATAATAAGAATCATTTCTCGATTTATCTTTTAGCCTTTCTACCTGGTTTTGGTAATCACTCATCTTTGAATAATTCGGTTAATTTTTTTGCCTTCTCAAGCTCACTATCACCAGACCCCTTATCACTGAAAATATCAATGATGGTTTTAATAGCAGCAAGCTTTGTCTTGTAATCTACTACAGAATACACAGTCCCCTTTTTATCAACCTTTTGCTCTTGAGCACTAAGGCATTCCTTTAAATGAGAAGCAATTGTAGCAAAACTTATCCCTTCATCTTTTAAAGATTCTTTTAAATCTTTATTAGGAATAGTGATGCTATCCTTCTTCTCTTTTGAAATACCAGACTCAGAAATGGCCCTCTCTAAGTTCCCATGTTCAATAAGCTTTTTTATAAGCTGCCTTTGATAAGGCTCTCTATTATTAAATTTATCAAAATTTTCTTGTACTAATATCTCATTAGCAAAAGGAGCACGAGCAAATAAAATAGGTTTTGGGTTATCCTCTTCTTCATGCTGCATCGGCCACTCCTTTAGCGAGAGAATGTCTTCTCTTTTTATTAGACTCAAACGCAGCTCTTAAAGTAGGGATTTCTAAATCTTCAGTCACAGATAATAATGCTCCAAAGTCTTTAGGAAAACACGTCCCCCCAAACCCAAACTCTCCATCTGGCCCAGGGACTTGAGTATGTTTTAAATTAAGCCATCCAGTAATAGAAGAAACTTCCTTTATCAATTTAGAATAATCAACTTCAAATTTTTGGCAAACAGAATGCAATTCATTAAGAACAGAAATTTTTGAAGCAAAATAAACGTTGTGCATATATTTAATCATTTCTGCTTCCACTGGTAGTAAAATTTTAATATTGCAATCAAAAAGTGTGTGATAAAGCTTAATGACTTTACTGATATCTATTTTATACCCACTGCCAATAATAACATCCTTTTGCTTAAGAAGATCACTCTCAGCGGTTTTGTGAGATAGGAATTCTGGGTTATTTATAATTGTTAACCCTATAAATTCTCTTGATAATGAATCAGTAGTCCCAGGAAGAATTGTACTCTTGATAACAACAATCCCTTTATAATTCATATCTTTTAAGCTTTTAAGAGTAGAAGTGATTGCTACTAAGGATTGCTTCCCATTAACCGTGGGAGTGGGTAAACAAAGAAAACATATATCAGTTTTTTTTATGTCATTAATACTTGACCTTTCTTTAATATCATAACCGATAGTAGAAAATTTTCTGGAAAAAACTTTGAATAGAGCTCTCCCGACAACTCCCCTATGGCCCATTATCCCGATTTTCATTTTTTAATCCTTTTATAAGTTTGATATTGGATCTGATTGTTTCTTTTTCTCTTTGTTTAAAAAATGCTTTCATAAAAGGCGAGAGTCTTGTTAGGTGATTTTGTCTATGGATAGCATGTGTTCCTAATTCTGATTGCATCTGGGCATGTTTATATTTTAACAAAATATTTTGTGACCTTTGCCACCAAGAATGACGAACTTTGTCAAGTTTCATCTTTCTTTTGATCTTTTCCAGCATTTATTTTTTTTATTTGTTCTAGGAGAAATTCGTCTTGAATTTTTTTATAAAGAGATTCTCTATAAGATGACCATGCCTTTTTGATTATCCAAGTGAATTGGTAAATATCTACGATCGATCCTAAAAGAAGGATTATAACACCGACTCTCTCCCATCCTTGGAGGTTTTCCCACATTAATCAACTCTCGTAATATTTCTTTCTAATATCCCTTGATCCATTTTTAATTTCAAAGTACTGCCTAATGGCATTAAAGTGCAAACCTATTTGTCTCGACGCAGCATGGGTATTACCGTCATTTAATTCAAGGGCATAAATGTATGTCTCAGTTCTAAGAGCTTGGACAACATCTTTCCATTTGTTGCCACGCATACAAGTTCTTTTAGCGAGCTGTTTTATTAGCCTTTTAGTATCCACATCAAATTCTTCTAGTTCGGTGTTCTTTGTCATAAATATTTATAATTATTGTCGGATAAGAAAGAAGAGTCAATTTTTTTTTGGGAAAATTTATGAGGTGGTTAATATGAATAAGAAAGACCCAGGGCACAACCCGGGGTAAATGCTGTAAGTTATTGATTTTAAAGGGGCTTGTGTGGTGTACCAGTGGTCACAACAAAAGGTATCTAATGTTGTGGGTCTAATAAAATCAACTACTTACGAATGTGTCAAAACTTTGACACTTCTTTGGGGGACTCATATTGGCACAATTGTAGTACCATATAATACTATGCACAATAAGTTTTTGCTTATATTAGTATAAACACAGGACTGTGTAACTCTACGCAATAATGTTCACTTATATTAGTACAAATATAGTACTATATAATGCTGTGTTTGATTGTATCCTTTTTTCTCCATCTACCAATTTTCAGTTTTAGTAAACCAGACAAATTTCTACATTTGTAATTATTACATACCAGTTTAAAAGAGAACATTTTAATGTTGACATGATCTTTATATATGCTAATATGAATATATAAAGACTTGCAATTAAGCAAGATGAAAAGGAGTTATTTTTATGATTAATCATAACGCTGATAAAATAAACAAAGCTTTAGGTTGTGAGATTTTTAATGTTTCAAATATTAAAAGACTTGAAATTGTTAAACGCTCTAAAAAGTATATTAAAGAAAATTTACTTGATGACCTTCTTGGTTATGACTGTAAAGGTACACCTAGGCTTTCAAAGTTTGTAAAAGAAATATTATTTGAGAGAGGTATAAAATGAGCAACTACGACAAAGATCTAATTAAACAGTTCGGTAACACTTTAAGACTTGTAAGACATGACACTTCTCCCACTGGTTATCCAGCTTATATTCAATGTCAGCTAGGTAAAAAACCAAAAGATATGGGAATGACGGCAATGGATTACTCTAATTTTATTTATCGCAATTTTGTTCAAAGTTTTGTATCTACTCCAGAATATTTAGGCAGAGGCAAGACTACCAGTATTAGAATATTTTTAAAGTGGGAAGATATAGAACCTATGCGCTTAAATATCTTAAAATATTTTGGAAAAGAAAGAATGATAAAAGTTGAAAAATATCTACCATTTGAATTTCAAAGCATACCTTTGGGCCTAGAGTGAGCGATGAATATAAATCAAATATGGCAAGCTATTGATAAAGGTAAGAAAGTTTATTGGTCACATAAAGGATATGAAATAATACCTGTAAAATCAGAATTAAATGAATACTCAAAACTTTCTTACCGTAACGGATACGCTTTAAGGTGTATTTGTGTTGAAAATTACTTTGGTAGTTTGGTTATTAAATATGATCTTAAATATTGTTATAT